TAAGCCTTAGCAACAAACTCGTCATCCTTCGGAGTCTCTGTGTAGTTACATATAACACTGGCTATTGTAACCAATGAGGTTGCAAGTACATATAGGTCTAGTAAGTAAGCCATTACCAAGGAGTTCCTACAGCTACCGCAGGAGCTTTGCTGTCTGCAATCTGTGCAGCGATAGAGTCTTCCAGAGCTGTTACTGCTTCTTCGCCCATAGTGTCCTTACACCAGCCAATAGCCTGAGCTTCTGTGATGTCTGCATAGGCTGTATAGCCAGAAGCAGAGCTGTCAGGAGTAAAGCCACAAGTGCCATAGCTGCTGCCTGAGTGTTCACCGTCAGCCGCAGTACACCTCCAATGCACAGTAATTACGCCCCCTGTCTCAGTATCACTTTCTAAATTAGATATTGACCAGTTAAAATCTATCATAATATATTCCTCAAATTCCAAGGTAAGGCTGATTCATGTATTAATACAGATTGATATCCCTCAGCCACTTCAGAGTCATCAATCTTATTGTTTTTAAAATGGTTATACTTTGCAGTAGTAACCCTTAAATTCCAAGGTACGTGAAACCACATACTTTATCTCCTTTAATAGGTACTATATGGTCTACATGTACATCCACGCCTGTAGTTCGTTTGATATCTCTAGCCACAGAATAAATAATAGATAAATGCTTAGAAATAATTTTATCGTCTTTATAAATGTTAGCTTTTTTTACACGGTGGCTTCTAATTGGATGATTTCTTTTATTGGCTTCTTTTCTCTGTGCTGTAGAGCAATGTGCACATGAGTTATTACCTACATATCTTTTACCATCGTGTCCTTTAGAGCATGGATTTCCGTAATAAAATGTTTTGCCTGATTTTTTCGCCTCAAGTCTTTTAGCGTTTTTCCATCCTTTTTGTGAATCCACATAACATTTTCTACAACCTTGACCTGCGTAATGGTCATGTGGTCTTTGTTTGAATTGGCCATGTGTTTTGCAGGTTATTATTACGGGCTTTTCAGTTGCTACATATTCAACTTCTGAATAATCATAAATATCGCCATGCACTGAAGTAGCTTTTTCAATAAAATGCTGAGTAGTGCATGACTTACCCATTGTTTTATTCCTCTAGTTAAATTGCTGAGATGATGAAGGCGAGTAGCTCACTGTAGCGAACACCCATCCTAGTCTTTTCTTCGTTAGTTTCTTCGTCAGTCCACGTAGTGCTGATGAACATCGCGTAGTCACCCGCATCTAAGCCTTCTGCTTCAAAGGCGGCCTGTAAGTCCTGCGCCATGATTCCAAAGTGGATACGAGCGTCATCGCCCTTCTCAGCTACTGAGTCCTTCCAACGGAACTTACGCAGTAAGCCTTTACAAGCTACAGCGACACGTTGCTCTGCGTCAGAGAGTTCTGCAATGTCCTGCTTCTCGTTAAAGTCAGAGGTTTGGATAGTGCCGTTGGTGGCGTAGATGTCGTCAAAGCGGTCGGATGAGCCACCTAAGTCATAGGTATTATCCAAAGTTGGCGAGAACTTACGAACAGTTGACCCATTGTCAATCATCCTGAGTCCGTTACCCCCACTTTGTGGCGTTGTAAACGTTGCGCCCCAGAACGCATTACCACCTTGGATAAAAATCGTGTCTGAATCAAGATTACCAATACTACCTACAAGCGTGCCGTCTTTGCGGAAGTCTATAATGTCGCCATCAGTGCCTTGCCTATTAGCATACAACGGAGTTCCATTATTAGCCGCTAACTGCATAATACCGTTAGACTGTATAACTGTACCTGTACCTGTGGCATCGTTATAGACATTACTATCAGTAGTACCCACCAACAGGTTGCCTGATGAGTCTATGCGCATGCGTTCTGTAGTGTTGGCATTATCATAAAAAGCTAATGCTGAGTTAGCTGCATCGTGATACATTGTAAAAACATTAGTGCCATTTTCTGCAAACCTCAAAGCCCCATCATTGCCTGTTGCAGAGTCAATGCGGATGTCTGCTTCTCCTGAAGATTTTACATCAAGCTCATAGGCTGGCGAACTAGTACCAATACCCAAAGACTCCGCAGACGCATCCCAGAACAACTTAGCCGTTGTGCCTGTGTCCTCGTAGAAGCTGATGTCGCCATTGCCTGCAATGTTTAAACGAGAAGCGCCATTGTCTCTGATTCTAAAATTGTCAGCACTAGCTGAACCAGAGCCATAACTAACTATATCAAAAGCACTTGCAGCGTTTGCAAAGCTAACAACAGTTGAATAAGTGCCGCTAGGTGTAAGGTTTACAAGTGAGTTTCCTGCGCCACCATCCACAGTAAGCCCATCCATCGTGGCTGTGCCAGTAACGTCAATGCCTGTGGAGGTGGTGGCTAGTTTTTTAGCGTTGTCGTAGTAAAGTTCTGAAGCACCGTTGTCTATAAACTTTGCTCCAGTTTCCCCACCATCTCCAGAACGAATACGGACATCGTTCCCATCAAGATATAAAACACCATTTAAAGAAGAAACTTTAGTGTATCCTGTCGAGTTTTCTATTTTAGAGTTAGACCCATCATGGTAAATCTGTAGGTCAGAGCCAGCACCAAAGATAGCCTTGCCGTTGTCTTGGAAGGTTACATTACCACTAGGATTAGTACCCAGCTCTACAATAGCACCACCATTGTCTTCAGTAAATAGTCGTTTGTCAGCTACGTTGACTGCCAGTTCACCCTGTACAAGATCACTTGCTGTTGGAACGGCAGAAGCAGTAGAGCTGTTCTTTGTTACAATTTTTGTTGCCATAGTTATATACCCTTAGTATGTGCCGCCGTTCAGCGTACCAGTAGTCATGTTGTCTGCATTAAGTGTTGAGTTAGATTGTAAAGCTGTGTCAGCCTTTGTGCCTTGTGCCGCTGTAGCGTAGTCCGTAGCTGCTGTAGTAGCTGCTGTGCCTAGTCCTAAGTTAGTTCTAGCAGTAGATGCACTAGCCAAGTCAGACAGGTTGTTAGCCTTCAGAGCTGCTGTAGACAACTCCGCTGCTGCCGCTGTAGCACTGTTGGCTGCTGAAGTTGCACTGCTTGCCGCTGCTGTGGCACTAGAGGCTGCTGCCGTAGCACTAGCGGCTGCATTAGTCTCAGCAGTCTCAGCGTTAGTCTCCGCAGTTTCTGCATTAGTCTGAGCCGTCTGTGCTGCTGTGGCGCTAGTAGCTGCATTGGTAGCCTGTGTAGAGGCTGTAGACGCGCTTGTGGCTGCATTGATAGCTGACGTAGCTGCTTCACTAGCCTTTGTTGTGGCTGTGGTTGCACTGGCTGCTGCGTTGGTTGCTGAGGTAGCCGCTGCACTAGCATCCGCAGATACAGAGGACTCTGAAGCAGCCGCAGCAGTAGCACTTGCAGCAGCATTGGTAGCTGAAGTGGCTGCACCTGTAGCTGAACCAGCCGCCGCAGTAGCAGAGCTAGATGCAGCAGAGGCTGAAGAGGAAGCATTAGAGGCCGATGTAGCAGCATTGCTTTCGGAGGTTGAGGCATTGCTGGCGCTAGTCGAAGCCTCTGATGCTTTAGTCGTTGCCGTAGAAGCGCTGTTAGACGCACTGGTTGCGCTTGTGGCGGCTTCTGAGGCTTTAGTAGTAGCAGTGGTAGCACTAGCAGCTGAAGCCGTCTCAGAGGCTCCTGAGGCTGTCTGAGAGGCGCTGGCTGCTGTAGCACTTGAAGCAGCACCTGTAGCACTAGTGGCTGCATTAGTCTCTGAGGTTGCTGCGGCAGTGGCTGAGTTCTGTGCTGCTGTTGCATAGGCTGCAACACCTGTGGCACTGTTAGCCGCATCAGTTGCAGAAGTAGCCGCTTGAGTTGCTTTAGTTGCAGCAGTGGTTGCAGAGTTAGCTGCCTCTACAGCACTAGCGGCTGCATCACTTGCTTTCGTAGTAGCTATGTTAGCTTGGGCTGTAACAATGGATATGGTAGCGTCCGTATTGGAATCGCCTGCACCACCGTCACCTCTAAATATAGCCATTGTAGCTCCTACGAAAACAAGAGAAAAAAGAAGAAGGGGACTCCGAAGAATCCCCTTAGTTGCACTAGCTTACTGAACAGCCAGTACGAAGCCTGCTTCAGGACGCATTACTTGACAACCGTAAAGCGTATCAGCAGTGTATAGAGTACCTAGGAACTCCTGCTTGTACTGAGTCTGAGAACGTACAGCTTGCTGCTCTGCAAGAACATTGGTGTCCTTGTGGATCAACTGAGCGCCACGAACGCCTGACTCAAGAGTAGGTACGTTAGTAGAAACGAATACGTCTACGCCGTACAGGTTACCAATCTTGCCAGTCTCTACGCCTTTGCCGTTAACAAAGTCAGTAGAGGTGTAGCGATCAATACCCATAATAGCGTTACGCAGTGAAGGAGGAACGATGAAGCTACGACCGTCCATAGGAACGTCTGCATCATCCATCTTCTGGATCAAAGCACGGAAAGCACCGTCAGTGAAAGCGTTAACGTCAGCAGTGCCGTCAGCATCGTAGGCTTCCAGAGCGCCACCAGAAGTAATCTGGTAAGAACCGCTGTGAACCCAAGAAGAACCGTCGCCGTCGCCGAAAGACTTACCCAGAGTAAACAGGTCGTCATCAACCTGCTTGGCCAGACCATAACCAGCGTCGCCAGTGTAGAACTGACGCAGAGAAGCCAGAGCCTGTACTTCGGTAATGTCTTCAATCAGACGAGAGAACTCAA